TTCGCTATTGAAATTCCCAAACACTTAGCAATAGAATCCATACCCCCACGAGACCACCGATGCCCAATACGAATACAGGGTCCCCGCTCTTTCAACATACGAATCTTTGAGACAAGACGTTCCAGAATTACAAAGTTCGATGACGGTATGACAAAAACTCGACACTTGTCTTGGAATTTCTGCCATTTCTCATCTGCATATTGCTTGTCAAACGTGAAGAACATCTCATCTTTGGGCGTAATCACCCAATAGACTGGTATATCTCTACCATCGCGTATAAGCCGGAGGAACACGTCCAAATCAAAACTGTGCATTTCAAATTTCTTACCACTCGGAGAGACATGAATCTTCGAAGTAGAGGTTCTAACCTCACGAACTTGACCCTTGTTTGGTCCTGCTGCTGACCCTAAGTACATTCCTTTCAAATCGTTTTCCACATCAATCCGGGAAGTAATATACTCAAAGTCCTTAACGCCCAACAAACGATACAGGTGGGCCAAAGACGCAGGCAAATGCTCCAGGACCTTTTCACCTTTACGATTAATCAAATGAGACTTCTTGTTCTGCTGAAGAACCACTCGCATGTACTTAAGGGGATACATGTTCGCTCGGGCAGATGCATAAACAGGCCTTCTATTAATTAAGCCAAAAGCCATTCGCCATCGAGATAGCTTTCGCAAAATGAGGGCCCATAAGGGCGGGACCTCATAGGCAGGAAGGAACGGAGGGTGTGGCTGTTCCTCATCTCTCAACAGGTTGGGAGGTCTATCATTCCATACCCATCTCTGCAACTCTTCCTTAGAATAATACAGCTTTGGAAACTTCCAAAGAAAATAGGCCATATCAGTCCTTTGCAATGCAATGCCTATCTCTGGAACCAATGTTCGCAACATATCGGACGAAGGATACCCACCCTTATCCAAGGGTGCAGGAATTAACGTTATATTACCTCCCTTCTCTAATGAATTTGCTAACTGAGCTGCTTCTGTATTTGACGTATACACTATGCCATCATCAATATACTTAAAAGTTTTCTTTAGGGCATCAACTAATTCCTGAGTCTGATCCTCACGGCTAATAGCAGTTGCTTCAAACGAAAACCCAGCACTCATGCTTGATCTCCCTTGAACCCGAAGCTTACACTTACAACTCTCCTCTTTATGCGAGCAAGAGTCACCACTCCAAGACATCTGAAAATTCTCCATATAGTGTTTCTTTCTAAAAAGTAAACGCAAGATATCAGAATTATCACTCTTTCTTATATCTCGTACGCGCCGATGCAATTCGTGATTTATTGCGTTCGTCGTGAGACAATATCGTCCTACACGTTTAACTCTGACAAGTTAGACGCACTCGCAACGTTCT